CGGCTTTCTCCGCACTTCGTGACAATCTTCCAAACGCAAAGGCGTTCAACGTGGCGATAGGAGAAGCGGACGGAGAGATTGAGTTGTGGGAGAGTGATGAGGCGAGTCACCGGATGATTTCAACGACAATCGCCAGCGAGCGTGAGCGCTGGGGCGTGTGCCGGTTCAACAGCGTGCGCGCGCAGTCGTGGACCATTGCCCGATTGCTAGAGGAGTCCCTGGATACGCGCTATGACTTTATCAGCATTGATGCCGAGGGCGCAGACCTTGCGATTTTTAAGCAAATCGACCTTGGCGCGCTGTCCGTCAGCATGGTCTGCGTTGAGCATAACGGGAAAAGCCTTGACGAATTTGACGCACACGCGCGGGCGCACGGAATGGCGCGTCACTTGGCAAACAGCTGCAACGTGATTTACTCCAAATGAGCGACTTCGACCAAGACCAATTAGACAGCGACTGGGGTGGCGTGTGCAGCAATGCGCAGGCGGGCGGGGCGTTCCTTTCTGCATCCGTGACCTACTACGGCGTTTTCAATCTGGTAAATGCTGAGTATGTTTTCGATCTCGTGGGCGGGAAAAACAACGTGAGCATGGTGCTGATCGTTGACCGCGCGCAGGGATACGTCCCGACCGTAAACGGAACGCTGTTTCGTTCCTTTGATTCGACCACTTACCGGATTAACGACGTGCGCAACGACGAAGCCTGCTACGAGTGTGATTTGGAGAAGCCGCGATGAAGCTAAATATCAATTTAGACACGGCGCAGTTTCGGGCGGCGGCGCAAGATGCCGTGCGCGTGCTTGGCGCGAACGCGGAGTTGCTGATTAAGGAGGAGGGGCGGCTTTTCCTGAAAGAGTGGCGTATGCGCACGCCCCCGTTTTCAAAGGGATACGGGCGCACAGAGTCGGCAACGGCTGATAAAAAGGCAGGGGAGAAAGCCGTGCGGGGTGACTTGCGCCGATTCGCTGCGCCACTTAATCCTGATTTAATCAGGATTCCACGGTTGCGGGCTTTGATTTTGGCCAATGACGAAGTTGGATTGCAGGCATTTTTAGACGGTATCAAGTCTGCCGTGTGGCGTAACCGCCGCGTCATGTCGCAAGGGTCATTTGCGGCGAACCACAAACGGTCGCGTAACAGTCGCGGGCGCATCCCTAAAGACCTGAGAAACGCAGTCATTGAGGGGCCGCGCACGCTGGCATATACCAAAGAGGTTTTGGGCCATGTCGGATTTGCCAAAGCGTCATTCAACACGGCGGCTTTCCGCCTTGGCGCGCGCCTTCCGTCGTATGTGGAAAAGCAGGGTCCGCTTGGCGGTTATTCTGAGGGCTACGGGCCGTCATTCTTTATTGAGATTTCAGGAAGCAGCAATGTTCCGAGCGCGCAAACCGCCGTTGACCAATCAATCAAAATCCGAGGCGCAAAACTCACGGCGGAAGTCAATCGCCTCATGCGTTCCTTTGCAGCAACCGGAAAGATCCCGACCCGCCGTAAATCCTTCAATCAATGAGCTATAAAATCCAGCAATATATTGCCGCCGCCGTGGAAAGTGTTCTGGCGTCTGGCCAATCGTTCGTGGTTACGGCGAACATCCAGAAAAACCGCGACACGACAACCAGCACCGTTCCGCGCTACGAGATCGAAGTCGGCAACGTCGCCCGCGCGTCTCAGCAAATGATTAGCGTGTCGGGCGTTGGCTGGGTTTATTCCCATTTTACGGCTAACGTGGATGTGTCCTATGTGTCAGAGCGCCCCAGCACATCCCATGCAGACGCGGTTGCACGCACTCGCTACCTATTCAGCCAAGAGGCGCAGAAGTTCGTTTCGCCCGTCGTTACGGTGTTTGAAGTGCTGGCGTTGGAGCCGACTGGAGAGACGCAGGAAGTGCAGGAGGACGCGCGCGAAGACTGGTCTAAACTCTCAATGCGCTTTGAAATCGGCCTCATCTCCAGCGGCTATACCGTTCCGACTGCGGGCGCGTAAGTTGACGAATCGCACCTTTGTTAAATGGATAACCCGTTTATCGGACTCGACGCCGCTACGCTTGCGACGCTGAAAGCGGAGGTTTTGGCGTGCCTATCCGCCATTCTAAAGAATCAGTCCTATGCACTGAACGGTCGCAGCATGACGCGCGCGAACCTGAACGACGTGAAGGCGACGCTTGGCCAGTTGCAGAGCGCGCTTGACATCGCCAACGCGACGACCGCGCAGACCACTTACGTCAGCTTCACCGGCCAAGGCGGGCGCTGGTAACGACTCCCCCGACCATGAAAGAGCCAAACATCGAAGCCATTATCAGCAATCAGCCGTTTTACGAGAAGGCTATTGGCGCCGTCGCGCCTTCGTGGGCGTTGTCGCGTATGCAAGCCCGCGTGCAAAAGACGCTTTTCGAGTATCAAGCGGCGCAGAGCAATCGACTTTTCGCGCCTAAAACGTGGGGAGTTCCGGCTGAGTCTTCGCGGACGGTTCGTGATCGCAAGGTGATGATGTGGGAAGCCCGCGACCTGGTTGAGAACTTCCCCGATATTTTCACTGCCCTTGGGAAGTTTTCCAACAACTGCGCACCCACCGAGTTCACGCCAAACACGGGAGACGCGGCCTATAACGAAAAAGTTGCCGAGTATTTCCACGAATGGTGCAAGACTTGCGACGTTACAGGGCGGCACTCGTTCCGAAAGCTGATGCAGCTCGCGCTTGAAATGCGCCCCGTTGACGGAGACTGCGGTTTTGCTTTTAGGAATCGTGGTGGCGATATTAAGATTGACCTGATTGCGGGCGACCGTATCGGCAACCCTAACGAGGTCGTCATTGCCGACAACTACCTAGACGGAATCGTGGTGGATGACGCCGGAAAGCCCGTGGCGTATCGTATTTACCGCGTCACTAAGGAGGGCACCTACACCGACCCGCAAGACATTTCCGCCCCCTACTTTCGCCATTACTTCGACCCGTTCCGCAACGACCAATATCGCGGCGTTTCAGCTTTCCACGCGGTTATTAACACGGCGCGTATGCTTAAGGGCATTTTGGATGCCGAAATGGTGGGCAGTAAGTTTGCAAGCCAGCAGGCCGCGCTTGTGTTCAACGAGCGAGGCAGCGCCCCTACGCGCAATCTTTTCCAGCAGCCTACCAACACGCTCCCCACCGGGCAACCGCGTCAGGATGAGTTCAGCGACTACGGCACAATCAAATATATGGCGACCGGCGACCGCGTGGAAATCATGCCGTCGCGTCCTGGCACGGCTTTCCAAGGCTTCGTTGACCACTTGAACCAAGAGATTGCTCGGGGGCTGGATATTCCATTTGGCGTGCTCTTTGGCACGGCTGGATACAGGGGGCCGAACGTTCGCGCCGAGTTTGCGCAGGCGGACCGCGTATGGGATCGCCATCGCGGCATCCTTGCCGACAAGGTGCTAGACCCGACTAAAGACGCGGTAATTTTGAACGCGATTGCGAACGGTGATTTGCCGATGCCACCCGCTATATCGGGAGAAAGCCCCGTGCAGGCGTTGCGCCGTGCGGTGCGTGGCGAGTGGCGATGGCCCGCCAAGATGTCGATTGACGCAGGGCGCGATTCTGCGGCCAACCTGAACGAACACCGCCAAGGCATTTTGAGCGGGCAGCAGATTGCCGCCGAACAGGGCTATGACTATTGGGCTACGCTTGAACAAAAGGCGAGCGAGGCCGCGAAGATCCAGGAGCTGGCGAAGCGTTACGGCGTTCCCGAGACGGCGATCCAGCTTACTACCTCGTCCCTCCCGTCCACGCCAGCCGCAGCCGCAGCCGCAGGCGATAACGTCGCCGCCTCCGCCGCTAAGGCGCAGGCTGAGAGCGTGCCGGGGCAGGCAGGCGCGGTTGTCCCCGGCGCTCCGGTTGTCGGAGCTGACCCAAGCATTGAAGCGTTCCCCGATGTTAGCACCGAAATCTCCCCGCTGAACGGCGCGCAGATTGAGGCCGTGATTTCTATCGTGGAGCAAATTAGAGCGGGAGCAATCAACGCCGATGCTGCGGAGCTACTTATGATTTCCGCAGGCATGGCCAAGGAGTCGGCTGCGCGCGTTGCCAAGTCTGTTTCCGGAATGCCTAAGCCCGCGCAGGCGGCGCTCTCCCGTGCGCTTTCTTTCGGCAGGGGAACGAGGGTTAAAACCCTGCTTGCCAACTTCAAAAAAACATGAGCGCCACCGCCTCCGAAACCGACCTGATCGAAACCGACCTGATCGAAATTGCCGAATGTCTCGTCGCAGCGGATAAACGGTTGCGCGCATTGGAGTCAAATCCGTCTGCCCGCCATTCCGACGTGAACCGGATTGAGGCGCAGGTTGCCACCATGCGCAAAGAGCTGGACTTCGCTACCATTCGCGTAAACGAAGCGGGCAAGCGTGAGTTTTCGGCCAAGGCAGAAGCCAACGCCGAAAGCTACCGCACTGACCTTGCGCGTCTGCGCACCGAGCTAGAGGCAAACATTCGCGGATTCAAACCGGTTGGCGAATGGAAAGCCGGCATGGTGCTTAACCGCATGGACGTGGTTTCGCTTGGTGGGTCGTCTTACCTCGTTCTTGCCAATGGCGTGACAGAAAAGCCCAAAACCAAGTCCGACAAGTTTCAGCTTTTGGCGCGTCGCGGGGGCGGCGGGGCGGGCGGCGGCGGAATCATCGTTGAATCCAGCTTCACCACGCCTCCCGCAAGCGCAAGCGCGACAGGATCGACGGGCCAATGGTCGTTTGATTCCTCTTATTTTTACCTGTGTGTGGCGGCAAATACTTGGCTGCGCACGTCGTTGGCTACTTGGTAATAATCCCTGAAAACTTTCATTAACTCTTAATCACTTTTCTATCATGCCCATTCAAGCAGGAGACCCGCAAATCCACGTTCGTAACGACGAAAACAACGGCTTTGACGAAGTAAACGGCGCGGCTGCGATTCGCGGCGTTATCGGCGCGGAACCCGTGACCGAATACAAAGACGCGAGCTTCACGGCAGTAGTGGGGCGGAGCTACAACGTGAACGAGGTTGGGACGCCGGTAGTGGTTACGTCGCCAAGCGGGACGGAGGGCGCGTCGTTCAACGTGTTCGTGCAGGGCGGGACGGTGAACGTGGGCGGTGTGAACTACACGGACGGGCAGACTATCAAGGCGCATTATGTGGGCGGCGGGTGGGAATATAACCTGATTAGCGCGGAGAGTGCGGTGGGCACGGCGTTGGTT